GGGAGTCTTTGTATACTTAGCTATCCATGTCTCTGCACTAGTAGCTTTAGTACTGTAGATAGTTACTTGCTCATTAACTTCCTTAGTAGCCGCTTTGAAGATCTCTGCCGCATCTACATACTTGGATAAGTTAAGTAGATCTATTAGAAACTTCTTACGGTTAGAATCTGTAGCAGTTAGAAACTCAAGGCTAGCAGCGCTACTCTGGTATACGATCTGTGCGAAAGTCTTATGATCGTAGCCTATTAATTCTTCTATTAACTTATATGTATTAGTAGCAGTATGCGCGCTAATATCTACATCTTCTTTATAGAGCTTTACAGTTTGAGTATTACCGCGATTAGTCTTAATACGGTAATTAGTACCGTCTTTATTGAATTCTAGATCAATAGAATAGCTCTTAGCATTAGAATTACGATTAAGAATATCTGCTTTCTTGATACCCTTAGAATTCTTATTATATAATGCTTCTTCTAAAATTAAAGCGATACTACTCTTACCATGCCCATTCTTACCCACAATCTGAGTCAGAGCATCTGCGCTGAAGTCTATCTCATTATCTTCGCCATACGAGAATAGATTACTCCAGCATAACTTTTTAATTGTAATCATTTTGCTAAATACGCAGATAGCTGAGGAAAGCCACCAATATACTCTCCATCAATAAAGATCTGAGGTACGGATTTGGCATCTGGAACTGCATCTATTAGATCTTTCTTAGTCCACTTATTCCCCTCACCAATCTTACGTTCTTCAACTTCATACCCATTAACGTGTAGAAGGCGTTTTGCAGAAATACATGCTGCACAGTTGTCTTGGCTATAGACTATACTAGTTTTTAATAAGCTCATTTGCATAATTATTTAGTTCCTGTAATGCATCCTCGACCGCACTATCACTTAACTGTAGTACGTATCTTAGATATTCGTTGACTTCTTCTTCTAGCGTTAAATCTGGTGCTAGAATTAATGTAGTATCTGTATCTCGTTTAATAATCTTCTTGTCGATCAAATCACTATCTGCTAGGGCACCTAGTTCCGACATATCACCTTCAATCTCGTAGATTGTATGATGATATTCCGTAGGCTGCATTGGCTCTCCAGCTTTAATAGTTTTCCTAATAAGCTGTGGAAGTTTTAGAGTTATGTGCTGATGAGACATACTGATAAAGTCAAACAACACAACACCTGTATCCACAGTATGCCTGTGGAAACTAGTAGTAAGAGGAGACCCAGGATAAAGAATATTTCTTTGCGAGTTTTCATATGCGTGTAAATCACCGGCTAAAACGACTTCCCATTTATCGAAGATAGATAGGTCTACTTCTGGTTTAACATGTGGAGGAATCTCTCCTCTAACATGAGTACATAGCATAGTTCCAGTAAACTTATGCCCGTCTTTCTCAAAGTGTTTTAGTTTATTATAGGGTATAAAATCAATACTTTCATAACTAAAGTAATCGTCAATAACCTCTACTAAAGGATTAATCCAGTTAGTTACATCCTTGAAGTTAGTAAAGAATGTACCATGCTTAGTAGTAGATTCATGATTGCCGCTATAGATGAATGTCTTAATTGGGATAGCTTTTACTAAACTAAAATATAGTTCTAGTTCTTCTGCGGAGGGATACTTATCCCAAATATCTCCGCCAATAATTAAAAGGTCTGCCTGTGCACATATCTCAACTAATTGATCCTGAAACATTTTGTAGCGGTTCTTAGCCCATTCTACAGGTACATGTTTCTGTCCTAATTTGTAATGAATATCTGCCGTGAATAATACTTTCATTTGCTCTCCAGAACAAAAAGCCCCCAGAGTGTTTATTTCTGGGGGCTTTTATCAGCCTAGTTCTTTAACTGCTTCACCATCTGCAGACTCGTCAGCAGCCTCATCGACTCCTGAAGTAATCTTCTCTAGTGCTGCTTTGATTTCATCAGCGGTAGGACGGATAAACTTGCTATCAATATCTTCCGCCTTTTCAGCTACAGCACGCTCGTCGGCACTTAGCTTGCGCTTCTTGCACTTTAGAACTGAAAGGGTGTACTCGACATTGAAGGGCAGAGGCCCGGTCTTAACACGCTTGAAGACTACATCCCAGCCACTATCCATATCAGTAGGATCGCCCAGATCTTCAGCAGCAGAAAGAATCTGCTCAAAGAGCTTCTTCTTGAGATTAAGCGCCTTGACTTTGCCATCGCTAGGGTCGATACAGTTAATAGAATAAGCCCATGAGCACTTCTTATCTGGGAAGAAGCTGGGGACGTGGTCAACTTCGGTATTCGTGAACTTTTCCTTTTCACGATCGAAGGCTAGACACTCTAGTGGAATATCCTTGTTATTAGTGCCTTTGACCCAGTACACATAGCGGGGTAGAACACCACCGACTAGACGCAGCGTATTGTCGCCGTCTTTATATGTGTATGACTCAACTGACTTCTTAACTGCCTTACCCTTGGTTGAATTGAAAGCTAGTGCCATTGTATAATTCCTCGTATTTGAAAAGTATTTGTTTATTTAATACATTAAGTATTGGATTTGATTTTATCTTAGCCAGATTTAAGTCTGGAAAGAAAGATATATCGAGTGTTATTAATTTATGTGTTTTGTACAACGCCCAATCTCGCATACCAGCTAATTTTATATATTGAACCAAGTAGTTAATATCTATGTTACGGATATTGAAAATAGGTTCAGGATTTAATATAAAACTATAGCCTCTCAGCGGTAGTTTACTTGGCTTGTATTTAGACTTTGCACTGGAAGGTATAGACCCTCGATAGTGATACTCTAATACAGCCAGAAACTTGATTGGGTCGTTTGCTGCTTCCTTTTCTAGATTACCTAAGTTGAAGAATAAACCCATATCTCGACTTTCTAAAGAATATTATAGCAGTTTAGCACTCTATGCGCAACTCTAAATTTATTAATGCATTTCAATTTCCCACCCTTTACTAGCATAGAATGCGAGCCTAGCTCCATTCTGTCTACGCTCAGCACCACTGCTGAAGTTTAGATCTAGTACAACAGGATCTAACTTCTCGGGATGCATCCGCATAATACGACCAATAACCTGTTCTAGAGAAATTGGGTTTGAAGTTGGTACTGCAAGAATTACACAACTTAATCGGTTTATTGAGATGCCTTCAGAAAAGATTTGTCTGCTACCAGCAACGCACATCTTTTCTCCGGATTCGACTTGCTCAATAAGAGCTTTTCGTTCCTCGTAGTCGGTTTCGCCTGTAATAAGTATGCAACTTGAGCCAATGTAATCCTTAATTTTGTTTAGAAATTCTACGCGATCAGCCACAACTAAAACACAGTGGCCTTTCTCTATTTGAGTTAAAGCTAATGCTGAGACAAACTGCTGATACTCCTCATCGTACAGTAAAGCATTAATCTTCTTAGCCCAGGTTTCACCAGTAGGCAGGTGAATACCTGTTTGAATAATCTTTACTAGTGGATCGAGTGTATGGCTTTGAGGAGGACGATAAACGTCTTTACCAAAGTAATCCATAAAAACCACGTGCTTGCCATCAGTACGAAGCATGGTACCGCTAAGAGCAATACGATACCGGCAATACATACCGTCAATAATTGAAGAAAAAGTCGTAGCAGGAACATGGTGAGCCTCATCTAATATTACAGTGCCAAATTCTTTACAGATACTCGGCATTAGTTTTGTTACAGTTTGTACGTTGCCAACTACTATGGCATGGTCTTCGATATCAAACTTTCCAGAGCCAATGACCCCAGGCTCCATACCAAATAGCGCGCGGATTTCGTCGATCCATTGATCTCGAAGCATTGTTGTATGCGTTACCACTAAGGTTTTCTGCCCTAGCTTGCGTGCTAGATGTAATGCAGTAAACGTTTTGCCCCAACCAACCAAAGCATTTATAAAACATGTATCAGTTACCTCATCGTAAACGGCCTGCTGACCTTCGCGTAGATCAAACTTAGGGATTGGGAAAGGTACCTCGTTATAGATACGTTTATCAATAATCTCTAGTCCAGCAGGCACTAGATCTGTACGCCCTTGCGGTAT